AGAGTGGAAGGTGTAGCCTATGGGACTAGGTTTAATGAATAAAAAAGCACAGATCATTTCAATTGATCGTGAAACCGATTCTGAGGGCTTTAGCTTCGAGTCTGTGGCGGTTTTAGCGGAGGTTCGAGTGTTTGTTGAAGGAAGGCATGGAAGCGAACGTTGGGCGAATTTGGCGGCTTTCTCGGAGGCTACTGATTTATTCAAATTAAGGAAGATTCCAGGACTTACCATAACAACCAAACATTACTTAGTAATAGATGAAGTTAGGTATGACATCCTATCCGTTGAAAACATCAAAGGAAGAGGAATGTACCTAGAAATTCTCGCAAAGAGAGTGGAGGCATCAAATGGCTAAATGTACTGCAAAGCTACCAGAAGAACTACTCGAAAAACTATCTAGGGTTGGAAGCAATATGGATAAGATAGCCGAGTCTGCATTGAATGCTGGAGGCGAGGTTGTATTAAAGAAAACCAAGAGCAATCTGACATCTATGGTAAAAGGTCCATCATCTGGTCAATTAGTAAATGCCTTAGGTTTATCGCCAGTCTTGCTTGATAGAAATGGCAACTACAACATTAAGGTAGGCTTTGATGAATACAGAAAAGATGGATCATCTAATGCTATGGTCGCAAACATTATTGAATATGGAAAACATGGTCAACCAGCACGTCCTTTCTTAAAGAATGCTAAAACAGCCTCAAAGAAGGAGTGCGAAAAGACTATGGCTAAAACTATTGAGGAGGAGATTGAAAAACTATGAATATCCTATCAGAAGTAAAAGAGCTTCTATCAAGCTTAAATATTCCGATTGAAACAGGTGTTTTTAGTAAAGAAGCTCCAAATGAATACATTGTATTGGTTCCTCTTGCTGACTCTTATCCGCTTAATGCAGATAACGTTCCTCAAACAGACCAGCAAGAACTTAGAATCACATTATTTACTAAGGGTAATTATGTCCAGCTAAAGAATAGAATTTCACGCAGGCTTATTACTCATTTCTTTTATGTAACCGATAGAAGATACAATGGTTACGACACTGAGACAGGCTACTATCAGTACACAATAGACGTAGCCAAAACTTATGACATAGAGGAGGATAATTAACTATGGCAACAATTGGATTAGACAAATTATTCTATGCACCTATCACTGAAGATGGTAGTGGCAATGAAACCTACGGTACTCCAGTACAGCTTGCAAAAGCGATCTCTTGTGATTTATCCGTAGAACTTAATGAAGCAACTCTTTTTGCTGACGATGGACAAGCAGAAATAGTGAAAGAATTTAAAAGCGGAACTTTATCATTAGGTATTGATGACATCGGTCAAAGCGTAGCAGCAGCATTAGTTGGTGCAACTGTTGATGATAATGGTGTATTAATTTCTGGTGGTGAGGATGCTGCAAGACCTGTCGCTATCGGTTTTAGAGCGAGAAAAGCAAATGGAAAATATAAGTATTATTGGCTTTATAGAGTCTTATTTGGCATTCCTGCAACTAACCTAGCAACAAAGGGAGATTCTATTACTTTCTCTACACCTACTATTGAGGGAACTATCTTTCGTAGAAATAAAGTAGACGCATTAAACAAACATCCGTGGAAGGCTGAAATCACTGAAGATGGAACCAATGCCACTGTTGTTAACGCTTGGTATAACGCAGTTTATGAGCCTACATATGGAGGTGAATAATCATGGCATATGAAGATAGAGAAGTAAAAATCAAGGTTGGCGACAACGAATATGAACTTTTGTTAACAACTAAGGCAACAAGAGAAATCTCAAAAAGATATGGTGGATTAGAGAAGCTTGGCGACAAGTTAACTCAATCAAAAACCTTTGAGGATTCCATTGGCGAGATTGTTTGGTTACTTGCATTACTTATCAATCAACCAATTCTTGTTTATAACCTTAAGAACAAAGGCAATGAAAAACCTCTAGTGACTGAAGATGAAATCGAGCTTCTTACAACTCCATCTGATTTATCAGATTATAAAGAAGCAATCACTGAAGCATTATACAGAGGCACAAAAAGAAATATAGAGAGTGAAAGCGATCCAAAAAACGCAGTGGGCGAGTAAGCGATGATGAGTTGTTTACTCGTCTTTTATATTATGGCTTAGCACACCTAAACCTAACTCAGGATGAGGTATGGCTTATGCCTTTTGGATTACTTTTGGATCTATGGGAATGTCACAAGCAATATCATGGTATTTCAAAAAAGAAGGTAGAAATCTACATTGACGATGTAATACCTGACGGAATCTAAAAGGAGGTGATGATGCATGGCAGATACTTTTGGCTTGAAAATAGGTCTTGAAGGTGAGAAAGAGTTTAAAAAGTCACTAGCTGAAATCAATCAGTCCTTCAAGGTTCTAGGCAGTGAAATGAAGCTCGTTGAGTCACAGTTTGATAAGAACGATGATTCAGTCGATGCATTGACTGCTAAAAACGAAGTATTAGGCAAGTCTATCGAAGCTCAAAAATCCAAGATTGAAACACTACGCTCTGCACTTAACAATGCATCTGACTCCTTTGGTGAGACTGATAAAAGAACGCAAAGTTGGCAGGTCCAATTAAATAATGCAGAAGCTGAACTCAATAAGATGGAGCGAGAGCTTGATGCAAATAATAAAAAACTAGATGCCGCTGGAGATGAGTTCACTGACTCCGCTAAAGATGCTGATAAATTTGGTGATGAAGTAAAGGACGCAGGGGACAAGTCTGACGATGCTGGAGATAAATTCAAAGGCTTAGGTACAGCAGTAAAAGCAGTAGGAGCGACTCTTGCTGCTGCCTGTGCTGCAGTTGCTGCGGCTGCTATTTCAATGGGAAAAGCTCTCGTTGATATGGCAAAAGAGGGTGCAGAATATGCTGACAGTGTATTAACTCAATCAACTGTCACAGGTATTGCAACAGATAAACTCCAAGAATACATGTACGCTGCTGAACTGGTAGACGTGTCTGTGGATACATTGACTGGTTCAATGGCAAAGAATATTAAATCGATGAAGTCAGCACAGGACGGTTCAAAGACCGTTAAGGAAGCCTATGAAAAATTAGGTGTATCCATCATGAATGCTGACGGCACTTTACGTGATAGCGATGAGGTCTACTGGGAGATCATTGAAGCTTTAGGCCAAATCGAAAATGAAACTGAACGTGATGCACTTGCCATGACACTTTTAGGAAAGTCCGCTCAAGACTTAAATCCTTTAATTGAAGCAGGTGCAGATACGATGGATGAACTGGCAAAGAAAGCACATGAGGCAGGGTATGTTATGAGCGATGAACTCTTAGCAGCCTATGGTGCTTTTGATGACCAGATACAATATTTCAACAATGGTGTTCAAGCGTTAAAAAATGCATTAGGCACAGTCTTATTGCCACTTTTAACAGAACTTGCAACCACAGGAACTTCCTTAATTGGCGAGTTCACAAAAGGAATACAAGATGCTAATGGCGACATGGATAAAATTGCTGATGTATTTGGTAATGTTTTAGAAAAAGCAGTGGATGTGATTTTAAGCTATATCCCACAGATCCTTAAAGTGATCGGTGAGGTAATTTCTGCAATCGGTAAAGCTGTAATGAAGAACATGGGAACAATTATAAAAGCAGCTAGCCAAATCATAGGAACGTTGCTAAAAGGTCTTGTTAGTGCACTTCCTGAAATAGCCAAGTTTACTTTAGATCTTGTTATGACATTGGTTAAGGGAATTATAGCTAATCTTCCTATGGTTTTAGAAGCTGCAATTCAAGTAATTGTTACTTTAGTTGAAGGAATAGCGAAGGCACTTCCAGAGTTAATACCTGCAGTAGTTGGTGTAATTATTCAAATCGTAGAAACTTTAATCGAAAATCTACCTTTAATTTTGGATGCTGCATTACAACTAATTCAAGGATTAGCAGAAGGAATACTTGCTGCAATACCAGTTTTAATTGAGGCGTTACCAGAAGTCATAACATCAATTATTGAGTTTATTCTTGGTGCAATTCCGCAGATCATTGAAACAGGAATACAGCTTTTAACATCATTGGTTGGTGCCTTACCTGACATCATTGAAGCCATTGTTGCAGCTATACCAGAAATCATAAATGGTATTGTTAACGCTGTAATAAGTGCGATACCTCAAATTATAGAAGCAGGTATAAACTTGCTTGTTTCTTTAATCCAAAACTTACCTACAATCATCGAAACAATAGTGGCTGCAATTCCTCAAATCATCACATCAATAGTTAATGCTTTAATCGGCAATATCGATAAAATCATCCAAGCTGGCATTCAACTCTTTACGAGTCTAATTACTAACTTACCAACCATCATATCTGAAATTGTGAAGGCAATTCCTCAAATTCTATCTTCGATAGTCAATGGATTTGCTTCAGGATTTTCTCAAATGGCAGATGTTGGTAAAAACCTAGTCAAAGGCTTGTGGGAAGGTATCCAAAGTTTGGCTGGCTGGATTTGGGATAAGGTTTCAAACTGGGCTTCTAATTTATGGGATGGTATATGCTCTTTCTTTGGCATTCACTCTCCATCAAAGAAGATGGCTTGGGTTGGTGACATGATGATGGAAGGTTTGGCAGGTGGTATCGATGAGACTGCAGGAGAGGTTATTGACTCAGCAAATTCTATGACTAAGGATTTGAATTCTGTGTTTGATGATCTCAATGCAGATATTTCTGGTGAGCCTTTGAATTACAACATCAACAAATCAATAAATGGCATAGACGCACCTGCTACTTTAGGAGGTGGCTTAAGTTTGGTTCTAAATATTGCTAACTTCAACAACTATAGAGATGGTGATATTGAGGAACTTACAAATGAAATAATGGAGACAGCATCTTCATTTGCTAAAAGGAAAGGAGTGGTATTCGGATGAGTTACTTTATCTACAACAACATAAAATCTAGTGATTTAGGCGTGAGAATTATCTCAAAGAATATTTACTCTGCACCTAAGTATGATGTTTCTCTTACTTCGATTCCAGGACGTAACGGCGATCTAATCAATCCAAATGGAAGATATGCTAATGTGAGTCTTTCATACACATGTTACGTTCCTGCGAAATCGATAGATGAACTAAGCGAAAAGATAACAGCCATAAAAAATTGGCTATATAACGAGCCTGACTCTTATCATGTGCTTGAGGATAGTTATGATACCTTATTTCAACGAAATGCGGTTTTTAATAATAAGTTGGATATTTCTGATGAAGCAAGAAAAATAGGAACATTCACAGTCACATTTTCATGTGAGCCATTCAGATATTTAAAGAGCAGCTTAGTAGAAGAAAGCCATGATTCAACATTCACTTTATCCAATCCGTATTCATTTATTGCCAAGCCATATCTAAAGATTTATGGAAATGGTGACGGAAGGCTCATCATCTCTAATTCTAAAGGGACAACTGTATGGAACTTTACAAGTATTGATTCTTATATTGAATGTGACTCAGAACTCATGAACTTCTATAAAGGCACAGAACTTAAGAATTCTAGTGTTTCTGGAGATGGATTCCCTGAACTAATAGTTGGTGATTCGACTATTTCATTTGAAGGAAATATTACTAGAATTGACATAAAAGCAAGGTGGGTGAGCTTATGATACCTATTTTGTTTGAAGCAACAGCTACCAACTTCGATACCTATGGCATTGGTGTTTTGAGAGATGCAACTTCGTGTATTGTTACCGAAGAGAGAAATGGATCGTTTGAGCTGGTCTTAAAGTATCCTACTAATGGAAATCTATATAGTTATATCCAGAATGAAAAGATTATAGTTGCAAAACCAAACGATACGAAGTCGAATCAAGCATTCAGGATTTACAAGATTACAACACCAATAAATGGAATTATCACCGTATACGCCCAGCACATTTCATATGACTTAGCTTATATTGGTGTGGTTCCTTTTTCTTTATCAAATGTCTTTCCAGCACTTGCTGGTCAAGCGTTACTAAATAATGCGGTAATAGATCATCCTTTTACGTTCCAAAGTGAAATATCTTTAAACAGAGACTTCACGATAGATGCTCCAAAATCCATAAGAAATTCAATAGGTGGAACAAAAGGTAGTATATTGGATATCTGGGGTGGTGAGTTTGAATGGGACAACTACAGGATAATTCAACATCAAAGCAGAGGTCGTAATAATGGTGTAGTCATAGAGTATGGGAAAAACCTAACAAAGCTGGATCATACATGTGATATTGCCGATACATATACACATTTACTTCCATACGCTATAAGAAAAGATGCTGAAACAGGAGAGGAAACGGTAGTTACTTTACCAGAAGAAGTACTGCCAATTTCAAATACAGTGCTTGAAAGCGGAAAGGTCTACATAAAAGATTTAACCGATAAATTTGGCGACAATGAAGAAGTCACAGAATACGCCTTAAGAGCAAAAGCTGGTGTTTGGATAAATGAACATCCTCTTGGTATTGAGACATCGTCTGTTAAGGTTTCGTTTGAACCTCTATGGAAGCAAAAAGAATACTCTGCTATCCATGAACGTGTAAGTTTATGCGATACGGTAACCGTTAAGCATTTGCTTTTAGGCATCAATCTTTCAATGAAGGTTATCACGACAGAATATGATGTTCTCGAAGAGAAGTTCAAATCAATTACTCTAGGAACAGCTAAATCCAACCTCGCTGTTAAAATGAATGAAATTGAGGAAGAAGTACAAACGGCAAAGAAGGAAGTCGATAGATTTCCTCTTTTATTAACTTCAGCTATTTCAAGTGCTACAAAACTTATAACTGGTAACAGTGGTGGGTGCGTGGTTATTCATACCAACAATGAGGATGGGACTCCTTATGAACTTTTAATTCTAGATAACGAAAACATCGATGAAGCAATCAATGTCTGGAGATGGAATTTGGGAGGCTTAGGCTTTTCAAGTCATGGGTATAATGGTCCATACGAAACAGCAATAACCGCTGATGGATCTATTGTTGCAAATTTCATCACTTCTGGAACATTGGTAGCAAACATCATAAGGGCTGGCATTCTTTCTAGCCAAGATGGAAGCTCATATTGGAATTTAGAAACTGGAGAGGTTCATTTATCTTCCTATGCAACAACCGAGTCGGTAGAGCAACAGGAAGAGAGAATTAATGATATTGAATCAAAAAAGATGCTCCGACTAGTGATTTCATCTAGCAACGGAAACATCTTCAAAAACGGAAATATAGCCACCGTATTATCTGCAACTGTGTATTCGT